ATGTGACCAGCCAAGCATTGTCCAGCAGCGTTAGTCGTTGCAGCAATGTTGTTAGTCTTGTACATATCAAAACCACGAAGCTTACCAGAGCTTACCAATCCATTGCGGATTGAGCCTTGGCCTGCGTTGTAGTCAACTGACAAGAGCTTAGAAGAACTCTGAACAAGTACTTCGTAGAACTCTGGATTAGCAAGGAACCAACGTCCTTCTTCTGGTACGTTTTGCTCATCAAGCAAACGAGCCATGTGAGAAAGAACATCAATAGGATCATGCTCACTGCCAGCAAAACCAATGTCCAAGTTACCAGTACCATCAAAAGTACCAGCAGCAAGGTCAGTAGCGTTGTCAGAACCAAGGATGTGGTTAGGGCTAGAAGCCGATACACCAGCAATCATCTCAGCAATAACACCTGCGTCAAAAGCATCACGCAAAGCGTAAGCTGCTGAAGAGGTTGCTACATCACGGAAGTTGACATGAGACATATTTGTTTCAATATCATCAACGATGAATTTGAAAGCGTTAGCTACGTCTACAACCAAAGTGATTTCTTGGTCGGTCAATGCAGTCTTAGTAATGTCAGCACCACGCTCGTAATTAACAACTGTAATTACAGGCTCTTTAATGATGCGTACACTGTCACCAAAAGCATTAATCTCACCAGCATAGTCAGTGTTGGTGATTGCTTCTACTACAGAAGACTTACGGAAAAAGTTTAGTACCTGCTTGGAATAAACTTTAGGTAGGAAAAACGAGTTAGTTTGTCCTGATACGGAATTACCAAAGTTACCATTGGTGTCCGTGGATTGCTCAAAAAATTGATCTGATACGTTAAAAGCCATTTTAATATACTCCTAGTAAAACATTATTTTACTACTCTGCCCTCCATCATAGCTTGTTTGATTTCATCTTCAAATTTATCAAACTGATCAAGGGACATCGCAGCGATTTCCCGTTCAGTCCAGACTTTAGGCTGCTTTGCATCTATGGAGGTTGTTTTTGTTGATACCATATCTGCTGCACTGCCACGTTGTTGTGGCTGCTGTTGTCTGGGCTGTTGTGTTTGAGACATGCCAGTTTCTAACTTGTACAAGTCAATAGCTTTAGATGCTAACGTCACATTATCAGGATTATTGTAAATCCAATCTTGTATCTGTTCAGGTTGCTCTTTAGCCCACTCATGGAACTGCTCATCCCCTCTGAGGTCTTCAAAGTCAGGATGACGTTGTTTAAGTGTGCTTTCAGCTTCTCTACGCAATACTTCAGACTCACGTTGCCGCATAGACTGTAGTTGTGCTTCAAGATCTGCTACCTGTCGTTGACTCTGCATATGTGCCACAGATTCAACAGTATTATACAAGTCAGGATACTCCTGCTTAAAACTCTCTAACTCTTCTTCAGACTTAGGAGGTGCATAAGCTGGTTGTGCTGACTGAGCCATCGCAGTTAGTTCTTGTTCTCTCTGCTTAAACTCTGCAAGCTTATCATCATAATGTTTTTTTAAATCATCGTAACGCTTTTTGTAGTTAGTTCTTTTACGAGGTTGAGCTTCTTCTTCAGGGGCCTCTTCGGGGGTAGCCTGTTGTTGCTCTGGGTAAAATAATCCATCTGCATCACCCATTTTAGGCTTATCAGGCGTATGCCAAGGCTTACGCGCATTATAAGGATTACTAACTTCTTCTTGTACTTCTGCCATTCTCATTCTCCTTCACGGGGCTTGTGTCTTGCAAGGTAGCCATTATTAACTCCGTCGAGTAAATGGGGCTTGTCTTACCAAGGTAGCCGTAAAATTATCGAAGGCTGGGCATCCTGTTGGCTCCCATCATAAGCTTCTCAATTTCTTCTTTGGTCTTGCTCATTCCGGGATCTTCTTCATCCATCATTCCACCTTCAGCCATCATTACACCGCCATCATAGGCACGTTCAGCATCATCCATCATTGTTTGAAGCTGATCCGCACCAATCTGGTCGGTCGCTTTTTTGGTAAATACAAACTCACCATCGCTTAAACGCGCAGGTATAGAGTCTGATACACCAGTTCCGGGGCCATCTACTTCGCCAGCACCCGAAAATTCTGAAGCAGTTGCAATTACTTTATCTAAGATGTCTGATAAGCGATCATCGTTTTGTAACGCACCTGCTAAATACATTTGTTCTTCGTCGTTAAGGGATTCATCCATAACGTACTTAATATAATCTTCTTCCATTTCATCGTCTGGAAGTTGTGAAGCCAGTGCTTCATCCATTTCATCTTCTGGTATGTTTGAATAGGTATCTACTGGCATACCTTCTGGAGGCATCATCATGGAGCCACCTTCGTTAAATACTCCACGGCCTTTCAGGACATCTGCCTGAGTAACCTCTCCATCGCCTGTAAGATCTGGAAACTTACCGCCTTCAGCTTTTCCTTCACGGGCCATACGCTCCTTGTCCATTTCTTTTAATGCAGCTATCTTAGTCATCTCACTTACATTGCTAGTGTCTCTAAGAAAGTTTTTCTCAATAGTTTGTCGTTGCTCTTCAGTTTCTGCTGCGGCTAGACTACGCTCAAACATGTTGTACATATCTTTGTAGCCTTGTACGGCATCAAAGCGTTCAACACCACCCCTTTCTTTTTTACTACGAGGTGTCATATCTAAAACAACATCTTCTTCTTCAGTTGCTAATGAAAAAGGAACATCTTTCCCTTTGTATTTAAAATGAGGTTGACCTGCTTTCATAAATACATATTCAGTTGGATTCTTAGAAGCTTTTGAAAAAGCAGAATCCATTGTTCCTGAAGTAATATCAGTAACTGTAGAAGTTTTATTTTCTTTTACTTTAGCTTCTTGTGAAGCTGATAATTTTCCTGCAAAATAACTCGCGCCCGATCCAAGCAAACCTAATCCTGCTGTTTTTGCAACTGCTTTACCTTTAGATTTTCTAGCATCTCTAGTAAGTTTACTTCCTCCAAAATCCTCTGCTATTTTTTGAAGTTCGGTTGGATCTGTAACCATAGATCTAATAACCTGAACTGTTTCTCCTAATACATTTTCTTTACCGCCACCACCTGCTTTGTAAGCAAAAACTTCTTCAATATCCTTAACATCTTGAACAGTTACATCTTGATCTTTAGCAACCATTCTAAAAATATCTGACTTTTTCATTTTTGTAGTATCACGTTCTGACACTGCTTTTTCTACGTCATTATGTACAGCATTCATTTTAGACTTTATAGCTTTTTCACTAGAGTCTTCAAACAAGCTAAGTAAAGGCTTGGCTAGTTTTTTAACAGCAGTACCTACAAAATACTGCTTACGCTCTGGAGGATTTAACATACTTTTATTCATATTCTTTCCTTTCTAAAGCCTCATCTACTTGAGCGGGTAAAGTTTCTAGCCTAGCCAGAAAATTCATTTTCCCCTGACTGCGGAACATTTCCTGTTCCGATGTTGCCGCCACCAGTACCTGTAACTCCAAGGTCTTGAGGCTGTTCAGGTACTCCTGCATTGCCTCCCATTGGGCCTTGTCCTTGGTCAGCGGGGCCAGCTTCCGGGCTAGGTGTTTGTCCAGCATTCTGCATTCCTATAATTTGTGCCATTATTGCGGCTTCTTCAGGGTCATTCATAAGCTCATCAGGGTCTAGATCAAGGCTGTAGGCCAGTTCACTAATAAGCTTGTTCATCTTAATAAACGGTGCTACAGCAGGATTAGCTGCGGTCTGAAGGAACATTGTAAGCCTTTGAGAGCGTACTTCCTTCTGCATCAAACTATTAGTGCCTGTAGCCTTAACTTCTAAATCACCCTCTGTGCCTAGCTTAGACTCTAGGAATTGCATGTTCCATTGAAAGTATGCCTCCCCTAGAGGCTTCAACAAGAAGTCATCAAGGTTCTTAATTACAGTCTTAATGTTCAGTGAGGCTGCACCAAGTAACATAGACATACCTGAAGCGGTACGTGTCATGCTCTGTACACCTGTCTGACCGTGACTGTAAGAAGGAATACCTGTCTGTTCATCTGCAAGTTGTCGGAACTTGTCAAACATTTGCATGTTTTCATTAGTTGTATTAGGAAACTTTAAACCGTTAATAGCTGTTCCGGGTACACCCGCTTGTCGCCTAAATACCTTGCCGGGATAAATCTCCATGCTTTGACCGCCTACAAGAGCAGTCTCATCTACATCAAAGACTACTGAGCCTGATAGAGCAAGATTATCAATAGCCATACGTGCATGACCATTCATAATCTTTTGCGAGTCATCCATGTTTTCAGCTACGCCTATGCCAAAAAAGCTATAGGGGTTCTTTTCATAGCTAAATGCATGGTAAGGTATGCGGAAAGGTGTAAAGGGGTTTACAACAGCCCTAAGCATTTTACCACCACACAACCAAGCATTTATTTGTACTTCATCTAGATCATCAATGTTTTCATCAATCTCCATGCCAACTTGTCGGCAGTACTCAGCATCCATAACGCCCCAGTACTCAAGAACCTCAAACTGTTGTGAGCCATACTCATCATTTCTAGCATCATCTTTTAGCTCTTGTTCGTAATCTTTCTCAACATAGTTGGGGCCTAGCTGAAGGCACTCACGTATAGCTTCTTTGTCAAAGTAAGGCATCTTACCTAAACCACGAAGTTGAGTACGATTCATTCGGTGGCGATGGAATACATATTCTGCTTCATCAATATTTGTTGCGTTGGGGTCTGGGAAAAAGTCCCAGATGCTGACAAACTCCAAGCGAGGAACCCTAACATCAACAGGAGAGTAAGTTCTATCACCGCTTTCTCCTTGTTCCCATCTGTGGAGGGTTTTGTTAAAATTGAATGGCCCTTTAACAATTCCTGTGCCGAATAAAGCTGATTCAAATAATGAGTTTCTGATTTCACTAGCGCCGTTTGACTCCTCTATCTGATCGTGAATTATTTTTTCCATGCGCCTTGCAGCTTTTTGTGCAGGGCTAATTTCAAGAACTTGTGGGTCTGGTGAAGGCCCTTCTTTTAGCATTCCTTTTTCTTCTGCTAGTTTGTCAAGTTTAATATCTTCAAACTTACCAGTAGCAAAAGTAGCTCCGGGTTTCAAAACACGCCCATCACCTTCATACCCTATATCGTAAGGATTATCTACAACCGCATCTTGATCCTCATCCTCTGGCGGTGCAGAAGTTTCAAGTCCCGGTTCGATGTGGGCGTGTTCTGAAGTTCCTTCGGGTACTTTAGTTTCACTAATGCCAATAGGAAACTTATTAGCCCCGAATACGACATCTACTAATTGACCAAACGCAGCAAGCACTTTAGTCTTTGTAACTTTTACAAATACTCTAGACTTTTCTGACTCACGGAACCTAATATTTTTACCGTATAATCCACGATAGTTATGATAGGCTCCAAGCCATCGCTGCTCATCTAAGTCTCTTGCATTTTCAGCAGAGATAAATCTATCGTTGATCAAACCTGCAAGATTATTTTGCAGGTTCTCTTCAAGAGTTAAATTTATCCCTTGCTCATTCTCTACTTCTTCAAAGTAAAGAGAATTAGATGTTAAGTTAGTTTCAGCCATTGTTAGCTAGGGGTCACACCAAGATGCTGAAACTCAATAATAAACGTAACTGTAGTTGCTGCCGTTGCCAAGTCATTAGCAAGTGGCTTGAGTCGAATGTGCAAAGTACGTGCAGCAGAGCTATACAATGATGCTGATAGCGTCATAGCCTCTGACGTAGCTGGGCCACCGCTCATGGTTGAAAAGCCCTGTGCTGCGGCTGGAATACCATTAGCAATAATGTAAAGAGGCGTATTGGCTGTAATTGTAACAGCAGCACCACCATCATCTGCAATAGCTTTTTCATTAATAATCTGACCACCGCCTGCGGCTGTACCCAAATCAAAATCAATATCATCGCCTGATGCACCAGCAGTAACCAAGTTACCGTTAGCGATCATAATAAGATTCTTGATTGAAGTGTCAGCAGGTTGAGTAAAGCTAACGTCGTAAGTAGCATTAGCAGTTACAGCAATTGTACCTGTAGTAACGGATGTAGCTGATGTAATTAAGTTATCAGCAAGCTCTCGCACATCGCCTGTACGGGCAGAGTTACGTCCTGTATCTCTAATTTTTACAACTGGATTTGACATTTATGTTCTCCTTTAATATCCAAATTCTGAATCAACTGGTGTATAAGCCTGTTCCATTCTCATGTGTCTAAATTGATTAAATATATCATTAACCTTTGGTCTTGACATAATCAGATAACGCAAGGCATCATAAGCATGGTCAGGTGCGTGGGTATCCACATCTTCAGGGTTAGATTTATCTAATGGTATACTTTGTAGTTCACGTATCAAGTTAGGACAGGTGTTAAATATTTGTATCTTTGGCCTTCCACTTGGTTGAACTCTCAAGTATTCATGTAGTTGAATCTTACCCTGAATTCTATTTTTATCTGCTCTACGCAGCTTATGGCCTCCACGTTGAAGTGTCTCTCCAACTGTAGGGCCTGTTGTGCCTGTTCTATTCCACGCTGCTGTATCTAACACACCTTGAATAGAAAAAGGATCTTCTAGCTCCATATTAGTAATCATCTGAGCCAGATCAACACCAGTTAATCCTTTCCGATAAAGTTCCCTATATATAATAAGTGTACCATCAGAGGGATCAACAGTGCCCCAAATACAAGCAGATTCTGAAGCGTAACCATAGTCAATTCCTTTTATTCTTTCCCAGCCTATAGGTATTTCAAAAGGTGTTATAACGTGTGTCATTACATCAAACTCTGTAAAGGCAGCACCCTCTGTAATATCCCAGTTACCTTCTAAAAGCTGCTTACGCTGTACATCTGGTAAAGCATTTAGCATTTGTTCGTATCTGCCATCTTTAGCAAGATACGGGTTGTCTTCTAGTCTGGCTGGTATAAAACGTCGTGTCAATCCATCATGGCCTGTAAAGCTTTCATTAGGCTCTGATGGGTTCACATAACGCTTCTTTACCCATGTTGCACCAGCACCACCGGGGTTAGCTGTACAACGCATATAAGGCGTAATAGCAGGATCTGTAGTACGCAGTCTAGATGATAGATAGTTCCAAGAAAACTCTGTTGATAAGTGTGTTATCTCATCAAACCCTATCCAAGAGTATGCTTGACCCTGATACCTGTATACATCTGCATCCCGCTCTAAAAAGCCAAACTCTAGTTTAGCACCACTAGGGAATGTCCAGATCTTCTCAACCTCTCTAAACTTACAACCGGGAAAAGCCTTTGGATATAACTCCCTAGACTTATCTATAAGCTCCCTCAGTTCAGGCATTGAGCGTCTTAGTATTAACGCCCTGTGAGCAGCCCTGTGAGCGAATCTGAGGGGATCTACGAGCATAGCATAGGACTTACCACCCCCTGCTGCACCACCATACAATACGTCCGTCTCTGGGGCTGCTAGGAAGTCTGTCTGCGGCCCTTCATTCGGTCTGAAGATAACTTTATCTTCTATTACCTTCTTTGTATTAGGAGCTAATAGATCTAGCTCATCTTCTGTCAGAACTTTACCAGTATCTGTAGAAGCTTTTAAAGGCTCATCTAACTTAGATTGAACCTTAGTTTGTTGATTAAGTGTAGCCTTTGCAGACTTTAACTTCTTGTCAAGTACTTCTATGCGCTTTTGTTTTTCTTTTACAGAGCGCCTAGCAGCTATCTGAGCCTTTTGTTTCTTACTATAACGATACTTAGGTAATTGACCCTGATCCTCTCTTTCTTCCTTGACGTACTTTGAGAGGCCCTGTACCGATATAGAGTAACCTTTAGACTCTACAAATAGTTTACCTTCACGTATAGACTTATACTTTCCAGCAACAATACCTTCTACTACTTCTTTTAGAACTTTGTACTTCTTTTCATCACGTACAAAAAGCTTATTCTCTACATCAGCGGTGTAACCAAAAGGAGCAACACCCTGTGTACGAGGTTTAGTCTTGGGTAACTTCATACTCGCCTTCTACAACAGTCTTAGCAGGGAGAATGAATAACGATCCACCTTCAGCTTCTACGTTTACCTCAAGCCTATCTTGCTTGCCAAGACCTGTACGATCCAAAATAGTCTGTGCTGCCTGTAGTTTTACATTAGCTTGTGGCATAGGATCATCAGAATCTAAAACCTGTACAAGCTTTAAAGCAGCTTTGGGTGCAGACTGAGCTAGGATTTGAGAGGCCAGTTCTATTATTTCATTCTTTAAAGATTTTATAACTTGAAAATAGCTACCTTCGGCATATCCTGCTAACTCTGCTGCGTACTTTGGATCACCTCCTGTCTCAACTAGACATTTTAAAAACTTCTCTTGTTTTTCGGTGAGTTCTCTTTCTTTTTTAGTCTGTGGTAAATATGAATTCATGTGATACAGTATAGGGTCAGATTGAGGGTTTGTCAAGTCTTTTTTTAAATATTTTAAAAATAACTTGACAAATGTGAAATTCGACCCTATACTATAGTAACAGCCGCCGGGGGTGTAAGTATGTATTATATAGATCTCAATATATGTACTTTAAAGCTTTACAGGTGAGCCGCAATATGTGAAGGTTTGACAACTTGAAAAGCTTTCAAAATGTATTTGATTTAGTATATATATACCCCACCCCCCGTGGCATCCTGCCCCGCCCTGACAAGCCTCACAAGCCTTGCAAGATTCATGCCACATTTAAAAGCCTTGCAAGATCCATGCCAGCCTCACAAGCCTTGCAAGATCCGTGCCAGAAAAACTAACAAATGTTAGATATTCCTGTAAGGACTCAAAAGCTTTCCAAGTATTCCCAAGGCTTGACAATCTTGCAGCGCGTTTAAAAAGCTTTAAAAGGTT